AACCGAACCGGTAGCCGAATGAAACTACCGCAGAAGTGGCTCAACCTGTTTGGCGGATATGAAAACGAGAACGAAAATGTGAATTATCGCAAACCTGATTTTCTCGTTTCAGATAAGTGCTGTTATTACCTAAAAGAAAAGCCTTGCGACGACTGGGCAAAAGAACACAACAGCGTTCCTTTTCTCGGGCTTATGGCTTCTGAGGGCGGACGCAGAGAAAAATCTCTCATGCTTAACGGATGTAACTACTTCGGCAAAACCTCAATTAGGTCATGCCCGTTTGCAATTTTCGAACGGCAAGATATTCTCCGCCTTGTGCTCGATTTGAACGTTCCGGTTCCTGCAATATATGGCGAGATAAAATCAAAAAACCAAGCATGGGACGGGGACATTGGAGAGCTTTATACAACCGGTGCGCAAAGAACAGGTTGTAGTATGTGCGGTTTTGGAATACAACTTGAGAAACGTCCCCATCGCTTCGACCGCTTGCGCGAACGAAACGAAAAAGAATGGGAGTTCTGGATGTACAAGTGTGTCACGAATCCAGCGACAGGAGAAAAGTTCGGCTGGGGACATGTACTTGATTACATAGGTGTTGAATGGGAGAACCGATATGTGGATTGGAACTCTCGGCAGATGAATTTATTTGAAACAGAAAGGAGTCAAAAAAATGAAACTGACCTGTAATACATACGACCTCAAGGCGGCTTGTGCCAAAGCTGCAAGAGTTATTGACAAATCGCCGTCTCCGGCTACAAACGGACTCTTGCTCTCGGCAGAAAGTGGAGTCCTGACCGTTACCGGATATAATCTCACGATTGGGATATCCGTCAAAATCCCCGCGATGATAGAAATTCCCGGAGCGATAATCGCGGACGCAAAGATTCTGACAAACGCGGCGGGCAAGCTCCAAAAGTTCGAGACGGCACTATCAACGGACGAAGATGTTCTTATCGTTCAGAACGGGCGTTCAAAGCTCAAGGTCAAGGGAATACCTTGGGAACAGTACCCCGCGTTACCGACGACTGAGAACGGCGTGACCTGTTGCGTTGACGGTGAGAAGTTAGTCAAGCTGATTAAAAAGACGGTCTTTTGCGCGGATGAAGATAAGGGCGTGAGAATGACCGTATCGAGCGAGCTTAAACTCTGCGCGACAGACGGCTTTACGCTCGCGGAATCAAGCATACCGCTCAGCAAGGCGGTTGACGAGAGAACGGCGATGATACCGCCGAAAGCACTTTCAGAGCTGTTGGACGCGACGGACGCAGTGAAAATATCTATCTCCGAAAAACACATTATTGTCAGAACTCGTGATTATACCCTGTTTTCGAGGCTTATGTCAACAACGTGGGAAATCGATGTTGCAAGGGTCATACCCAATGACACGGCTTTAGTAGAAACTGATTTTAAATCGCTTATGGCGGCTTGCGAGAGAGTACAGATTCTTGCGAGTACAGAGACACAGCCCGTCAAGATGTCGTTCTCGAGCGACGGAATAGAGCTCTCCGTCAGGGCAACGATAGGCAGTGCCAACGATTCTGTGGCGGCACAGACAAAAGCCGATTTAACGCTCGGAGTCAACGCTAAATACCTTTTTAACGTGTTAAAGGCGGCTGAAACCGATAGGTTCTTAGTCAGCTCGCCAGTTTCGCCGATGGTATTCAAAGATGAAATGAGCACGTACATTCTTTTGCCCGTGCGACTGAGGGAGCGAATATGAGATACAATGACGCAGACCAAACGCCGCCCGTTCAGACGACAGCGGCACAGGACGAACAAATAAAACAAATGACAGCAACCGATTGTATCAACTACCTATTTCAGATAATGAAAGGAGAAACCAAAAGATGAATCTCTATGAACTCGACAACGAATACCTCGATTTTATCGCAGCTGTCGAAGACGGGACAATCCCGGAGGACGCTATCGAAGATACCCTCGAAATGCTCAATGGCGACTACAAAGACAAGCTGGACAACACCGTTTGTGCTATCAAGAATTTGACCGCCGAAGCCAAGATGATAGACGAAGAGATAAAAGCTCTGACGGCGAGAAAAAAAGCAAAAGAAAACTCCGTCGACTATCTTAAAGGCTGCGTGTCTCGCTCTATGCAGTGCAGAGGTGAAACCTCTTTTGAAAGCGCGAGAAACAAAGTCGCTTTTCGCAAGTCTGAACGTCTCGTAATCGCAGATGAAGCCGCATTTGTGGAAAAATATCCGGAGTATGTCACATTTACCCCGAAAATCAGCAAGACCGATGTCAAAACGGCGGTCAAGTCCGGCGAATCGTTTGACGGCGCGGACATTGTGGAAGTTCAAAACATTCAGATTAAGTGAGGTGCAACATGGATAATCTTGAAATTTACAGCAGAGTTTGCGAAGTGCCCGGCAACGCACAGAAGAAAATCGCGGCGGGTCGTCTCAAGGGATTCACAGACATTAACCCGATGTGGCGCATTAAGAAGCTGACCGAGGTATTCGGGGCTTGCGGCATTGGCTGGTATACCGACGATATCAAACATTGGCTCGAGGACGGAGCAGACGGAACAAAGACGGCACATGTCACGCTCAACCTCTATGTCAAGGAAAATGACGAGTGGAGCAAGCCTATCTTCGGAATCGGCGGCGCGTCGTACATATCTAACGAAAAGAGCAGAGCCTATACCTCCGACGAGTGTTTTAAAATGGCGTACACTGACGCGCTTTCCGTCGCCTGTAAGGCGTTGGGTTTTGGCGCGGATGTCTATTGGGCGGCAGGAAGAAGCAAATACAGCTCTCAGAACACCCAGTCGACACCCGCAGGCGAAAAGACAAACCGTGAAGCCGTAAACCTTGCCACGCGCGACCTAATGGGCGAGTTCGCGAAGCTCAGAGGGAAAAGTATAGGCGAAGTAGAAAACGCGCTTATGCGCCAAATTTCAGCCCCTGAGGGCGCATCTCTCGAAACTATAACCGACAATCTCGCGTCAACGGCAAAAATTCAAATGGCTACGTGGCTTAAAGCGGCAAAGGAGCAGTCATGACGATTGAAAAAGCCGACTGGCTCTTTGAGTCCGACGGATTCTATCTCAAGTTCAAGGTCAAAAACCGCGAAGAAGGTCAGCGCATAGTGGCAGAGGTTAAATCTTCGGACAAGCCCTATGAGTTGACCGTCGAGAAGAAAAAACGCAAGCGCAGTCTCGACGCAAATGCCTATTGCTGGGTACTCATCGGAAAACTCGCCGCAAAGCTGCACCTTAGCATGATAGATATCTATCGAGACGCTATAAAAAACATCGGGGATAACTTTGAGACCGTCTGCGTGCAGAACAAGGCGGTCGACAAGCTCCGCGACGGGTGGGAGCGCAACGGGCTCGGATGGTTGACCGAAACTTTCCCGTCAAAGATACCCGAATGCACGAATGTGCAGCTGTTTTATGGCTCATCGGCATATGACACGGCACAGATGTCCCGGCTGATTGACAACATTGTGCAAGAGTGTAAAGCACAGGGCATAGAAACGATGACCCCCGAAAAACTTGACCGATTAAAGGAGATGTGGAAATGAGGTCGATTCTTCAAGCGGACGAAGATATCTGCTATCTCTGCGGCAGGTCGGGCGCGGCTATGGACTGGCACCATTGTTTTGGCGGTTCGGCACGACACGCGAGCGAGGCATATGGCTTGAAAGTCCGTCTCTGTCACATGGGCTGCCATATGTACGGCAAGAACGCAGTTCACGACAATCAGGCGGTGATGGACGAGTTGCACCGCGAAGCGCAGAAAAAAGCGATGTCATATTACGGCTGGGATAAAGATGACTTTATCCGGTTGTTCGGAAAAAATTACCTTTAAGGAGTGTTAAAAATGGAGAAGCTTAACTGTTTTGCCTATGGCTCGGCAACAGATAACGGTTGCAAAGCGTTGATAAAGCGCGAGTGCGACAAATGCAAGTTTTACAAGACGGCAAACGACGACGAAATCGAAAAACTTAACTGCGAGCTCAGAATCCGCCGCATGTATCAGATGTCGTCGAAAGATTTTTTAAATAACAGGAGGTCAAACAATGATTAACAGCGTAATCCTCATGGGTAGGTTGACCGCCGACCCCGAACTCAGACAGACTCAGAACGGCACAGCGGTAACATCGTTCACGGTAGCAGTCGACCGCCGTTTTCAGCGCGGACAGACCGACTTTATCAACGTTGTCGCATGGAAGCAGACCGCCGAGTTTGTCGAAAAGTATTTCAAAAAAGGTGCAATGATAGCGCTTCGCGGCAGTATTCAGCAGCGCAACTATGAGGACAAAAACGGCAACAAGCGCACCACATTTGAAGTTATTGCCGACGAAGTCAGCTTCTGCGGGTCAAAAGCGGACAAGTCGCAGACCCCGAACAACGACGATTTCGAGGAAATACCCATAAGCGACGACTTGCCGTTCTGAGGTAGCGAGATGAACATAGTCGACTTTATACCCAAAGGCAAGGAAAACGCGGTCACGCGGGAAGCACTCTGCATTTATACGGGGCTCGACGACCGAACCGTTCGCAAGCTGATAGAGCTTGCAAGGGACGGCGGAGCGCCTATTCTCTCATCGTCGCATAGCGTCGGTTATTGGCTTTCCGATGACATTGTCGAGATTAAAGCTTTTCTCAATGAGACTGACCGCCGTTGCAAGAGCTTGTCACGCAGAGCGCAAGGGCTCAGACGCTATGTAGCGGAGCGCGAGGGAAAATATGTCGTTCCCGTACAATCCCATTTCAGGACGATAAAAAGGAGCTGAGGCAATGGAGCTCAAATGGATAAAACTCTGCGTTAATATCTTCGACGATGAAAAAATAGCGCTCATCGAGAGTATGCCCGACGCTGATTCCATAATTGTTATATGGTTCAAAATCCTCTGTCTCGCGGGCAAGCAGAATAACTGCGGCGTGCTTATGCTTAGTGACCGCATACCATACACCGAGGAAATGCTTGCAACTATCTTTCGCCGCCCTATGTCTACTGTGCGACTCGCTCTTACCACCTTCGAAAGCTTCGGAATGATAGAGGTTGTGAACGGCACAATAACTATCCCGAATTGGGAGAAGCACCAAAGTGTCGATAAGTTAGCCGAACTCAAGGAGTACAACCGACTCGCACAACAAAAATCCCGCGCAAAAAAGCGTGCCTTGCAGGCTGTCAATGACATGTCATTGACATGTCAACGAAGTCAAGGCATAGAAGAAGATATAGATAAAGATGTAGAAGAAGATATAAAAGAAATAGATAAAGAAAAGCCCACGCGCCACAAATACGGCGAATATCAAAATGTCCTACTGTCTGACGAAGACCTTGAAAAGCTCAAAACAGAGTTCCTCGATTGGTCTGACAGAATCGAACGCCTGAGCGCGTATATGGCAAGCACGGGCAAGAGCTACAAAAACCACCTTGCCACTATCAGAAATTGGGCGCGGCGTGATAGCAGGACTCCGACCGCAGATGTCAAACCAAAAGGACAAGCTTCATATGACATCTCGGAGTTTGAGCGTCAGAACATGTCAAAGCCGATAGCCTACAAGAAAAAATAATGCGACGCCCGGGCGAAAGTCCGGGCAGAAAGGAAAAATTATGGATTGCAACAAAACGATAGACTTCTTTGCCGAAGCAAAAAGGCTTTGCGATTCACGCACCGCGTGCAGGGCTGATGCAGCTAACAAAGAGCGATGCCCGCTGGTTGCTTTTTGCGGGAACACTTTTGCAAGAAGAAGCGCCGAAGAAAGTATAACGGCATTTGAAAATCCGCAAAAGTGGAGCGACGAACACCCGAAGAAAACATACGCACAGGACTTTTTTGAGAAGTTCCCAAACGCGCGGAGCAACTCGGATGGAACCCCGTTTGTATGCAGAGAAAGAATTTACGGCGGAGAGTGTCCAGTGTTAGAATGCGATGAATGTTGGAACAAGGAATGTTGGAACGAGCCAATGGAGGATGAATAAACACCGAAAGGAGACAAACAAAATGAAGATAGTTTTAGACGATGGAGCTTTTAAGCCCCACAAGGCACATCCTGAAGATGCAGGATTTGACCTCATGGCAAGAGAGCATAAGATAGTCCCAGCGCAGGGAAGCGCGATATTTGATACAGGAGTACATATCGAGATACCGCTGGGATATGTCGGGTTTCTCAAGAGCAAGAGCGGTCTTAATGTCAAGCACGGGATAACGAGCGAAGGCGTTATTGACGCAGGATATACAGGCAGTATTTGCGTCAAGCTGTACAACAACGCCCTGATTCCCTACCTGGTCAAAAAGGGCGATAAGATATCGCAGCTCGTCATTTTGCCGATTTGCAGCGACGAGCTTGAAGTCGTCGACAGTCTCGACGAGACGGCACGCGGCAATAATGGATTCGGTTCAAGCGGGAGGTAACGACTATGATGTATGAAGATGTGCTTCGTGAGATGTTGAATCAAGTTTATCGAAACATAGATGTTTGTGAAATGCGTATTTCAAAAGGTTACTACAAGTTAATCAGAGAAGCTCTCGAAAAGCAGATACCCCAAAAGCCTTATTTTGGCGAGCCCTTGGGTTATAAAGGCTTTAACGGGTACTTATGTCCGATATGCCGTAATTGGCTTTTATATCCCGACGAAATATCCAATTCGCGTGATTCGTTCTGCTCTTTTTGTGGGCAGAAGATTGACTGGTCGGAGGTAGAAAAATGAGTGATTATATTGACCGTGTTGCGCTTGGGATAGGCTTATGTAACCGAGATGTTTTTGAGAACAAAAGTTATGCGGACGGCTGGAACGCCGCCATTAAAATTTTAAAAGAAGCTCCTGCTGCTGATGTACAAGAGATTAAACACGGGAAGTGGATTGAAACTCAAGAGCCGCTGGGTTGGTGTCATGTTGATTGCGCTGAATGTTCTGTTTGCCACGAAAGTTGTATATTTGCTGTTATGGCTGGGCTGGCGAAGAAAAAACTTATATTATAGTGCCCTATTATGGCGGTGCACTATATTCAATCGAAGTAGACCCTGAAACCGTAGGACAGTACACAAATCTTAAAGATAAAAACGGCACAAAGATTTTTGAGGGCGATATAGTTTTGCTGAAAGGCTATGATGAGCCTTATCAAGTCGTTTTTGATGAATCCTGTTTTCAAGTTTATAGCGACAGTGTTCGCTATGCTATGGATAACTTTTACGACTACGAGATAGAGGTCATCGGCAATATCTACGATAATAAGTTAGAGGATTTTTAAAATGGACTATAGCGATTGTTTAGGATATCAGCTTGGATTTTGTCGGTTTAGGTGTACCAAACCTGAAAGCTGTGATAATTTCAAAAGCAAATCGAAGTTAATCGTGTTGCCGTGTAGCGTTGGAGACACAGTTTGGTATATCACAGGAATAAGACACAATCTAATTAAGCCGGCAAAAATAGAAGAAATTATTATAGGCAAAGACGGCATAAAAGACTTATATGTGCAGGGTGATAGTTGCAGTTTTGAAAACTCGTTTGATATTTTTTATACTACCGAAGAAGAGGCACAAAGAGCTCTTAAAGGAGGCAACAAGGAGGTAACGGATAATGGCTGATGCAGACAGATGCGTCTGTTGCGGAGAAATAGTCCCTGAAGGTCGGCAGGCGTGTCCGCAATGCGAGCGCAAAAAATACGTTTACACTATCCCAGATATCCCGCCGTCGCTCAACAAGTTCGCCGGGCGCGAGAATGTATGGGCGTACAGAGCGGATAAAAAGCAATGGCAAGCCCTTTGCGCGGTGTACTGCCGCCCGAAACCGTCCGAGCCGATAAAAAAGTGCGTTGTCAGAATTACATATTTTTTTCGGACAAGGCAACGGCACGACCCCGACAATTACAACGGCAAGTTTATCCTTGACGGCTTGCGGGAAGCCGGGATAATTGAAGATGACAGCTTTAAAAACGTCGAGCTTCAGCTGTGCGGGAGCTATGACAAAGAAAACCCGAGAACAGAGATAGAGGTGATATTGTGACCGTTCCCGAATACGTCAACCGAATAAAGCACCTTGACAATGAGTTGTCATTCAAACAGCGTCAGAAATCGGAGCTGTTTGATATGTTGGTATCAATTACCGCCCCGCCGTCCGAGTCGGTGCAGAAGACAGCAGAGGACAAAATGAGCAGCTTGATATCTCAATATGTCGACTTAGGTAACGAAATCGTAGAGATATATCAGAAAAAATTCGCCGCCGAAAACGAGTTTCAGGCTCTTGTGAGCCAACTCCCGCCGCAGTGGGAAGAGTTTCTGCTTTTGAGGCACCTCAGCAGGATGAGCTTTGAAGACATTGCAGAAGAAATGGGATATTCCCGAGAGTGGTGCTGGAAAACGAACAAGAAAGCTTGCGCGGCACTCGAAGAACTCCTCAACGCTAAAAGTGTACAGTAAAATACTGTAAAATACAGTGAAATACAGTTGGGAGATATGATATCATATAGATGTAAAAGTGGACGGGCAACCGCTTTTACTTCTTTTCTCCGTTCATGTTGTTTACCACATCTCCACCGCTCGCCGGTGCGGAAAACCGGCTCCTTTCTTACCGCCTCGCCCTGCGGCGGGTTAATAGCAGGGCTTTTTATGCGGAGCTTTCAGGCGATATGCGCATAAGCGCATTAAAGGTTCGAGTCCTTTGCTCCGATCCAAAAAGCCCGTGTGTACAGCGGGGGCGTGTGGGTCATGCCACAAGCTCGGTACGTCAGACTATCCGCACCTCTCTATGATGTGTCCCAGCGATATCAAATCCGAGTATATGCATCCTTGGCTCAATGGTAGAGCGGCTGCCTTGTAAGCAGCGGGTTGCGTGTTCGAGTCACGCAGGATGCTCCAAAAATCCAAGCGCGAGAAGTTAAGTATCGGGCGTTCCGGGACGAATCGGGCGCACAAGTTTGCGGACGGTAAAACGATGGCTGATGACAAGACGCAGCTCGGGCGGCACATATGGTGGCATACGGTTATCTTCGGGGCTGATATACCCCGACAGTGCACACCTATAAGTTAGTTTCTTCCCGTTGGTTGTCGGTGGTTATTCGGTTGTCGGATAGCCGCCGACAACGCTTTAAAAATTCAGGTGATAACATGGAGATAATTACAAAGAAAGTAAAAGACCTCAAGCCGTATGAGCGCAACCCGCGCAGAAATGACGAAGCGGTGGAGTATGTCGCCGAGAGCATATCGGAGTTCGGCTTCAAAGTCCCGATAGTAATTGACGGTGATGGCACAGTCATATGTGGTCACACGAGGCTAAAGGCGGCAAAGAAGCTCCACTTGGCGGAGGTGCCTTGCATTGTTGCCGATGACCTCGACGACGAGCAGATAAAAGCATTTAGGCTCGCTGACAACAAAGTCGCGGAAAAGGCGGAATGGGACTTCGGCTTCCTTGACAAAGAACTCGGCGGCATATTCAACTTTGATATGGGTAAGTTTGGGTTTAACTTCATGCCGCCCGAAGTCAAGCAAAAGAACAAGCTTGAGACGAAAACGCGCAAAGCAAATATTTTAAATCTTGAACGGGCACAGTTTACAGGCGTCGGAAAATATGACATACCCGAGATACAGCCGGTATATCAGCTCCCGGAGGTCATTGACTGGATTCCATTTGACTTTATGCTCAGTGATAAGCGAAGCCCAGAAGAGAAACAAAAAACAGGTGTTCACTTTTTCCGCGATGATTATAAGTTTGAGCGGATCTGGAACACGCCCGAGAAGTATATAGAGAAGCTCGCGGAATATGCTTGTGTGCTCTCTCCCGACTTTTCACCATACGGCGATATGCCTATGGCAACACAGATATTCAATCATTATCGCAAACACTGGGTAGCGGTCTATATGCAGGAATGCGGGTTAACCGTTATCCCAACTATCAGAGCGAGCACTGATGAGCGCTGCAAAGAGTGGTATCTCGAGGGCGAGCCTCGCGGCAGCGTTATAGCAATCTCGAGTATGTGGACGAAAGACGGCACAACGGGCGCAGATGCGTTCAAATGGGAGTTCCAAACCATGCTCAAAGAGCTGAACCCGTCAAAGGTGTTCGTTTATGGCAAACTGCCAAAGACAGAATTTGAAAATATAGAAAGAATACCGTCTTTCGCTGAGACGAGATTCGCGCAGGATTGATTTTTCAAATCTTGCGTGCTATAATAACAAAAAAGAAAAGGAGAAAAAGAAAATGCTGGTACCCGGATATAACCCTGAAGACCTTGAGAAAATCGACGAGTCAAAGCTTGAACCTGCAACGGATGCAGAAATACAAGAGGCAATACAAGAAGTACTTGACGAAATGGACGAAGAGCTCAAAGAAGCTTTCAGCGAAGAGACGCTCGAGCGCGAATACGGCGATTTCATGAGAGAGTTTGAGAAAGCCGAGACTATCGAAGAACGAACGGCTGTTATGGACAAATACCACATCTCATATTAAACGAAGAACAAAAAGATTAAAGAGACTGCATCGGCGGTCTCTTTTTTATTTGCAGGGGGCAAGAAATGGCAAAAGGAAATAGACCTGACAGTGGCTGGGGAAAAGGCGATAACACAGGAGACGAAGGCAGCCGCGTTAGAGCGTTTTATGATAAAACAGAGAAGTTTGCTAACATGTCTATGCATGAGTTTGAAAATGCAATACGTGATAAAAGCGTTGAATATGTTGGACTGTTTGACGCGAACGGAAAACTTGTGGTTGCAGGAACGAGCAACCACAAAGAAGCCGTCGCTATACCAACAGGACACCCAGATTTCAAAAAAGCCGTAATTCTTACACATAATCACCCAAATGGCGATAACAGAGTAATAGGTGGTTCTTTTTCTTCAAAGGACATCAAGAATCATATAAGGCTGGGATTTGCTGGAGAATCTCGTGCCGTAGCAAATGGACCGAATGAAAACACATATATTTTTAGAGCAAAAAGAGGCGCAAAACGAAACTCTTATAAGATGATGGCGGCTGCCGATAAAGTAGAAAAAGAATATAAATCCCGAGCGCAAAAATCGGTAGATAGCGTCAGAAGAAAGCTCGCGTTAAAGGGCAAGACCTTAAACGGCAAAGACAATCAGGTATATATCGGAACGGCGAAAAGAATGTGGAAAGACAGCGGCATGGAAAAGTTTGGTTATGAATATGTCGAGGTCAAGAAAAAGCGTTGGTAACAGCGAATTAAAAGAGAGGTGGTGGCATGGCTAAACAAACAGATTTTGCGGGCAAAAGACACACTTTAACAGTGGAAGACCAGAGGAAAGGCGGAAAGCGTTCAGGCGAGGTGCGCCGTGACCTGAGAGATACCCGCGAAATAGTGAGACGCGCCATGTCGATGTACCTCAAAAACAGTGACCCGGCAGAGGTCAACTATCTGAGCGAGATAACGGACGGGGCTAATATATCAGCCAAAGAAGCGATGATATACGCGCAGCTCAACCGGGCGATGAACGGCGACACAATGGCATTTAAAGCGTTGATGGAGCTTGCCGCCGAGAATGGCGGTCAGCAGCAGAGCGACATATCAGAGCTTTACAAGGCACTGGACGGTGACGACGAATGAAAATAACAACACTGTCGCCGAAGCAAAAAGAGATTTTGCGCTGGTGTCACGGCAAGGACAAAGACAAATATGATGCTATTATATGCGACGGTGCAGTCCGTTCAGGCAAGACCGTCTGCATGATTCTGTCATTCATTCATTGGGCTATGCGGTATTTTGACGGTCAGACGTTCGCTATATGCGGCAAGACCGTCCAATCGGCAGAGCGTAACATAATAACGCCGCTGCTCGGAATGACCGATTTAACGGCTTATTTTGAGCTTAATTATAAGAGGTCGAGCAAGCTTCTTGTGGTGACCGGAAACGACAAGACAAACTATTTCTATGTGTTCGGCGGCAGAGACGAGAGTTCGGCGGGATTGATTCAGGGCTTGACCCTTGCGGGCGTGCTCTTAGACGAGGTCGCGCTTATGCCTCGCTCGTTTGTGGAGCAGTCGCTCGCGAGATGTTCGGTGACCGGGTCAAAGTACTGGTTCAACTGCAACCCCGACAGCCCGGCACATTGGTTTTATGAAGAATGGGTAACGAAGCCCGAAGAGAAACATGTCTACCACATACACTTTTTATTAACCGACAATCCGTCACTTACCGACGAGATAAGAGAGCGATATTTCAGGCTTTACCCGTCGGGAGTGTTTTATCAGCGGTTTATTTTAGGTCTGTGGGTAGCGGCGGATGGGCTTGTTTACGATGTCGATGTCAACAGTTTAATTGATGATACCGTCCCGGAACAGGGGCGTTATTTTATATCTATCGACTATGGCACATTGAATCCGTTTTCGGCGGGTCTGTGGTGCTTAAACGGCAAGACGGCGACGCGCATTAAAGAGTTTTATTATGACGGTCGCAAGCGACAGAGACAAATGACCGACGAGGAATATTATAAAGCGGTCGAAGACCTGGCGGAAGGCTATGACATTGAGCGAATAATTGTTGACCCGTCTGCCGCGAGCTTTATCACCTGCATAAGAAAGCACGGTAAGTTCTCGGTGCGCAAGGCAAAAAACGATGTAATTGACGGGATCCGAGTCACTTCTGAGATGGTCAAAGGCGGCGTTATAAAGATAAATTCGAGCTGTCAGGGTATCTTGAAAGAGTTCGGCATGTATCGCTGGGATGATAAATCGACTGTTGACAAGGTTGTAAAGGAATATGACCACGCGATGGACGATATGCGTTACTTTTGTTACACGATATTGAGAAGGGAACTCCGCTGGATGGGGTATAGGGGTGATAAAGATGACAAGGATTAAACGGTGGATATGCGATAAGTATCTGCCCTCTTATGCCCGCGAGAGTGCCGCAGAGGAGACGCGCAGACTCAAGGCAAGGATATTTGACCTTGAAAGTGAAAACGCCCGTCTGAGGGCGTATATCGAGGGATTTGAGCGCGGTACGCGGCAGATGCGCAAAATAATCATCAACACGGGGGATAAGAAATGAGTGTAATATCTGCACTGCTTAACTGCAACAAAATATATAACTTTTCCGATGCTTTTGGAGTCAAGGACATAACAACGGCGGAGATGCAAGAGGCTATAAAGCTGTGGCTTACAATGTACTTTGACCACAAAGACAAGGAGCTTGACGATTGCCAGAGGCTTCCGGTGCTTATAGTCAACAAACTTGTAAAAACGGCGTTCTCGGAGTATTCCGCGAGCTCGGGAAATACATTTGCGCAGTCGGTGCTTGAGGACATTGAAAAAACGAGGCGAGCGGCGTTTCAGCAAATGTTAATCTCCGGTGAGTGCCTTATAAAGCCCGTGCCGACCGCTGACGGCTTTATATTTGTACCGATACGGCGTGACTGTTTTGTTCCCCTCTCGCGCAACGAGCGCGGGGAGCTTGCGAGCGTGGGTACGGCAGAGTTGACGGTGGAGGGCGGCGACTATTACACATTACTTGAGCGCAGGACGGCGGGCAATGTGTTGACTATCGAGACGAAACTTTTCCGCTCCGGCGATGCCGGAACTTTAGGAACAGAGGTACCGCTTGCGTCGCTTGCTAAATACGCAAATTTACAACCTATAATGCAGTTGCCCGTTGCTGGGCTGGGGCTTGCGAGCCTTAAATCGCCGCTCTATAACACGGTTGACGGGTCTTTTGACGGCGTGTCAATATACGCTCCTGCCGCTGACCTTATCGCGAGGATAAACCGCAATGAGCAACAGCTGTGCAGCGAGTTTGAACTCGGCAGAGCGCGAATAATGGTATCTGACGACCTTATAAAGCGCGACGGCAACGGCAATAAGCGCGTTGTGGATGATGTATTCACACGGTTTGACGGCGACCCGCAGGACTTCGGGTTGACGATATTCTCACCCGCGTTCCGCGAGCAGAGCTATCTTGCAAGAAAAACGGAGTATTTGCGCAACATCGAGAGCCTTATTGGTTTTAAGCGCGGCATTCTGTCGGATGTCGAGTCCGCAGAGCGCACGGCGACGGAGATCACATCCTCTGACGGCGACTATAACCTTACAATTATCGACTTGCAGAGCGCGTGGACGCAGGCGGTCAGAGACTTGCTTGTAATTTGTTCTGCACTTGGCGAGATTTACCGCATGAACGGTCACAGCACGATTGACCCTGACGAGGCGGTGTTTGATTACGGCGATGGTGTACTTTATAACCGCGACAAGACCTGGAATGAGTATGTCGGTATGGTGCAGATGGGCTTGATTAAGCCCGAGATAGCTGTAGCGTGGTATTTTGAGGAGTCGTGCAAGACTCCGGCAGATATCGAAAATATCCGTGCGAAGTATATGCCGGAAATAGAAAGCTTGACGCAGAGCGGTGATGAATAATGCTGTCGCCTGAAAAGATTGATGCGCTGAATGTGCTTGCCGGGCGGGTTGTTGACCCGGTGACCGACTATCTGCTTGCCGATATAGCGCGACGGATAGCGCAGGCGGGTGAAATAACATCAACGGCTGGATATCAGATATGGAAAGCGCAACAGCTCGGCGCGAGCCGAAAAGAAATAAAAAAGCGCGTGGCGGAGCTGCTGAAGCTGTCGAAAGACGAGACAGAGAAGCTTTTTAAGCAGTCGGCGAAAGACGGATATCAATTTGATATGTCGCATTTGCCGACTGAATCGATACCGTTTGAAAAAAACGACAGTCTGCAACAGATAGTTTCCGCCGCTGTCGAGCTTGCCAAAGAGGATTTTACAAACATCACGCAGACAATAGGCATGATTGACCCATACGGCAACGAATTACCGCTATACAAGGCATACAATGCGTGTTGCGATTACGCTTTTAAGCAAGTGTTTACAGGCGCGACGGATTATAACACGGCAGTGCGGCAGGCTTGCAAAAATCTGTATGATAAAGGGCTTGTCGCCGTTGACTATCAGAGCGGCGTAAGAACATCGCTTGAAGCTGCTGTGCGTCGTAATATCATGGGTGGTCTCGGGCTTATGCAAGAGAAAATAAGTGCCGAAGATCATGACAAAATGGGCGCGGACGGCTGGGAGATATCTGCACACGCCGCGAGTGCCCCCGACCATGAGCCGATACAGGGCAAGCAGTACAGCGACGCGGAATACACAGAGCTCAACAACAGCCTCGTGCGCCGTATCGGTACTCTTAACTGCGGACATGCCGCTTTTCCGATTATCTTGGGTGTATCAAAGCCCGTATGCACCGCCGAACAGCTTGAAGATTTTAAGCGCAAAAACGCGGAGGGCATAACCTATGACGGTAAGCATTACACAACATATGAAGCAACGCAGATGCAGCGCCGACTTGAGCGGTCAATCCGCAAGTGCAAACGCGAAATAACCGTCCGTGAAGCGGCGGGCGACGAAGAAAAGCTCAAACTCGCGCAGGTGCGTTATACCCGATTAAATCAGGAATATGCCCGCTTTTCAAAATCCGCAGGGCTGAGAACACAGACCGAACGGTTGCGGACTGCCGGATTTGATTATAAGCAGGGCAGAGAAGCGACAAAAACGGCAAGAGCAGCCGCAAGGTAAAAAAATTTCTATCATTACATCACAATTCAATAATTACAGCGTTTTGCGGTCAAATGCAAGGCGCTGTTTTTTATATCCCGATATTAACGCTGTCCCGGTGGCGGCGTTTTTATACAATTTCAATGCGGACAGATTCCGCAGGAAGGATGAACCAGATGTTTATTTTTTCAAGAAAACTCAAGCTGTTCCCGGAGGGCGAACCCGGCGCAGGTCAGACCGACCCGGCACCGAGCACACCGCCCGCGCCTACAGGTAAAACCTTTTCTGAGGATTATGTGCACGATCTGAGGAACGAGGCAGCAGGGTACAGAACGCAGAACAAAACCTATGAGGCAGCACTCCGAAAGGCGCTCGGCGTAGCTGACGGCGAGGAACTGGGCGATATCGATAAGCGCATATCTTCGCGCGAGCAGGCACAGCAGACCGCCCTTGCAAATGCCCTTAAACAGGCAAATGACCGTCTTATAGAGGCGGCAATCAGCTCAAAAGAGGGCTATGACAAGAAGCTGCTCTCAAAAGTCGTTGACCGCTCGAAGCTCAAGGTAAAAGACGACCTTACCATTGACGGACTCGATGACGCAATCAAAGCCGCCGAAGAGGAATTTCCGGCGATAAAGGTAAACGCCGCGCCGCCTTTTGCGGCAGGCACGGGCACTATGCCCATTGGAAACAAATACACCCCCGAAGAGGCGGCAATAAGAGCCGCTATGGGACTTAAGATTGACTAAGGAGGTCAAATTTAATGGCAAATAGTATAGCACTTGCAAAACAGTTTGTGGCGATGCTCGACGAAGTTTATAAACTCGCGTCGCTCACTTCCGACCTTGACGGCGCGGCAGAGCTCGTCAGAGCCGGAGCAAACGCAAATGAGCTTATAATTCCCAAGCTCGACATGAGCGGACTCGGCGATTATAGCCGTAACAGCGGTTATGTTGACGGCGATGTCACGCTGACCAACGAGACCGTGCAGTGCAACTTTGACAGAGGTAGGATGTTTACGGTTGACAATATGGACAACCAGGAGACCGCCAATATCGCTTTTGGCAGACTCGCAGGCGAGTTTATCAGGACAAAGGTCGTCCCCGAGCTTGACGCTTTCCGTTTCGCGAAATACGCAGGCACTACCGGCATATCCAAGGTTGCCACCGGTGCGACTCTTTCCGATGGCGCGGCAGTGATCGCCGCACTCAGAGCCGCGATCACCAAAATGGACGAGGACGAAGTCCCCACCGAGCAGAGATATCTTTACATTACTCCCACCCTGCATGGACTCGTGCAGGATATGGACACCACCAAGAGCCGCGAGGTACTTACCCGTTTCGCAAAGGTTGTCGATGTCCCGCAGTCGAGATTTTACACTGCAATCGCACAGAAGTCTGGTAAAATCATCACCACCGGTCAGGGCGACGGTGCTTCTACCGTTGACGAGACCGCAGGCGGTTATACAAAGGCAACTGACGCAAAGGATATCAACTTTATGGTTATCCACAAGCCCGCAGTTATCCAGTTCCAGAAGCATGTTGCGCCGAAGTTCATTTCGCCCGACCAGAATCAGACCGCCGATGCGTGGAAATATGGCTATCGCAATGTCGGCATCGCCGACGCCTACGAAAACAAGGTTGCGGGTATCTATCTGCACCACAAGGCGTGAGGTGACGCGATATGACGGTAATAGGTCTTATTTTCCCCAAGGAAGAAAAGAAGTTCCGCTGCGATATCTGCGGCAAGGAATACAAGAGCGAGACTGCGCTTGAAAAGCATAAAGCGGAGAAGCACGGCAAGGAGTGAGCGAATTGCAGTACGCAGAATATGGCTTTTATTTAAACGACTATCTCAAGGGGCGCGAAGCGGCTTTAAACAAGAGCGATTTTGACTTTTATGCGGTCAAAGCTACCAAGGTTATTGAACAGTACACATTTGGGCGTGTCGAAACAGTGACCGACGATGTCAAGAATTGCTGTTGCGAGCTTGCCGAGAATATGCAGGCAGAGGCGAAAACCTCCGAGCGCAGCGGCGTAACATCCGAAAAAGTCGGTGATTATTCCGTGTCTTACGCGTCGGCAGCGGACGAGCGTACCGAGAGAAGCGCGGAATGTCGTCATATTCTGCGTCTGTGGCTCGGTGACACGGGTTTACTTTACAGGGGGTAAAGATGTATACCAACACAAAAGCAACCGTGTACCGCCTTATAGGGGGCAAATACGAGCGAATATTCCTGCCGCGTGTTTTTTGGGATATGAAGTCGACCGCCTCGACGGGCAAAAACGGCAAGACCGAGAGCGACACGGTGACGGTTTTTCTGCCGTTGCTCTTGCGGCTTACTCCGCAGAAAGACCTTATAATCAAAGACTCTGTACCTCTGACGATTGATAACTCGACCGAGGAAGCTCAGAGCGCGAGCGTAAAAAAGCTTTTTGCTGGGTATGATGTTCACACGGTCATGGCTTGCCGGATGTGCGATTATGGCTCGGCGGAAATGCGCCACACCGAGCTTGATGTGAGGTGATAGCGTGTCCGACAAAATAAAGCAACCCGACAATATGGAATATACCGGGACGATAAATGTCAAGATTCACTGGAATCCGCAATTTGCAGAAGAAATGAACCAAAGGGCGTATAGAATCCAGTGCGTTATCGACTCTGATGTCATTAAGTTTATGACACCGTATATCCCGTATCAGTCCGGCTTTTTGGCGACAAAGGCATTGACTATCCCTACTGTCATAGGTACTGGCGAAATCCGACAGTTGGGTCCGTATGCACATTATCAGTACATGGGCGAGATATATGGTCCCAATATCCCAGTCAAAGAAAAAGGCGAGATTGTGGGTTGGTGGTCACCGCCGAGTAAAGCCCCGACGGGGAGACCGCTGACGTATGATACCACAAAAAATCCGCTCGCAGGTTCGCACTGGTTTGAGCGTATGAAAGCCGACCGCGCGGACAAAATTCTTGCCGACGCGCAGGAGGCGGCAAATAGATGAACATAATCGAAACCGTAAAAAAAACACTCTCTCAGTGTCCTAAAATAGACGACTTTTGTAACGGCTTGCATGTCGATTTTTCCGAGAATAAAAGCGGAGATTTCGGGCTCTATTCGTCCGGAGATGCGCTTGTCGGAAAAGATATTTTAGGCAATGAGAAACGCAAACACAGCTTTGTACTGTACGCCAACGGCAGACCGTTTAATGAGTTTGACCGACTGGCGCACAGTGCTTTTTTATTGGAGCTGAACTACTGGCTCGAGAAGCAGAAACATATCGCGGTGACATCTATCGTTGACGGCAAAGAGCTGTCCGGCGAGATAACGAAGATGAGCTGCGCGAATGCAATGCTTTTTGCAGTCCCGACAGGGAACGTGAACGACGGCGTCACATATCAGCTTCAAATCTACGCCGAATATACCATAGAAAGTGAGGAGTTTTAATGCCTGGAACTACTGCCAATACGGCAAACGCAAAGATAGAGCGCAAATATCTTGCACACTACATCGATTCGTCGTTTAATGGCACAGCTGCAAACTATGTCCGTTTGGGCAAAGACCTTGAAGAGTATGCGATTGAGATGAATCCGGACTCGGAGACCAAAAAGAACATACTCGGCGAGAACTCGACCAATGTCAAGGGCTACGAGCCGCAGGGCTCTGTTGACCCTTATTATGCTTATAGTGGCGACCCGCTCTATGAGCACCTTGCGTCCATAATCAACGACCGTGCGACTGGCTCGGCTCTTGAAACAACTGTCGTTGACGCGCTGTTCAAGACCGACGGCTCGTGTGAGTGGGCGTATCGTGAGAACGCTATTATCATTCCGCAGTCGATAGGCGGCGAAGACGGCGTTCAGATTCCCTTTGAAATCCACTACAATGGCGGACGCACAAAGGGAACTTTTGATGCGGCAACAAAAACGTTTACCGCAGATTCGTCCAAGTAATCAAAAAAAGAGGGGCTGCTTCGGCAGCCTCTCTCCCTTTTTAGGAGGTAAAACATGGCACAGCAGCGACAGAGTATAAACTTTGACGACGGCTTTAAAAGCTACGAAATTAACGGCGACCCGCAGAGAATTGTCCGTATAGATACCGCCGACTACGGACTTATAGAGCGTCTGCGAAACGCTAAAAACAATATAAACGAAGAAATGAAAAAATACGAGAACGTAAAGATAAAGAGCGACGGTTCGGCAGACCTTGACGATGAGACGGCAGCTGATAGTCTCCGCGACCTCGGCAAGTTCATATGCGGTCAGTTCGACTATATCTTCAACTCCGAAGTGTCCGGCGTTCTGTTCGGCACAGCTTCACCGCTTTCAACTCGCGGCGGCGTTCCGCTTTTCGAGCGCGTTTTCAATGCAGTTCTTCCGATTATAGAAACTGACATAAAATCCGAGCAGAAGAAAGCCGAAGCCCGTATCAAAAAGTACGAAGCCGAAGCCGCGAGGTTTAAAAATAGCTTATGATAGGCTATCTTCCGACCACGCTCGAAGTGGCAGGCAAAGAATATTCTATCTGCTCCGACTATCGCGTTGCGCTTGTCATTTTCGAGGCATTTGACGACCCGGAACTCAATGAGTATGACAAAATGGCGGTTATGCTGGACTGTTTATATAAAGAGCCGGACTCGATACCGAGAGAAGCCTGCAACGAGGCGATTGAAAAAGCGTCGTGGTTTCTTGATGGCGGTGAGGACTATAAAGAAGTAGGTCAACAGCGACAGAAAAAGGTCATGTCATGGTCTCAGGACGAAAAGATGATTTTTTCCGCAGTAAACAAGAACGCCGGGCAGGAAGTCCGCGCCGTGCCCTATATGCATTGGTGGACATTTCTCGGCTATTTCGCAGAGATTGGCGAGTGTCTTTTCTCGACAGTCCGTTCTATCCGCGAAAAGAAGAACAGACACAAGAAGCTCGACAAGTGGGAGCAGGAATTTTATAAAGAGCACAAAAAGATGATAGACATTGAGCGCAAATACTCGGCACAGGAACAGGCAGAACGTGACGCGCTCAATAAACTTTTAGGATAGCGGGGGGGTGATTGAATGGTTGACGGCTCTCTCAAATTTGACACAAAATTTGACACGGACGGCGTGAATAAAGCAACGGACATGGTGAATAAATCGGTATCACGTATGTATCAGCGCGTCAAACAGGCGTTCAGCGGCAAGGAAGTTGATCAGTCGTCGGCGAAGATGAAACGGTTGCAGAACAATGTCGATGAAGCAAATGCCAAAGTCGAAAAGCAGATAGCCGAAGTCGAAAGACTGCGCACGGAATATGAAAATCTCAAATCTGACGACGGATATATCGAGCCGGAAGCCGCAAAACCGCTGATAGAACAGGCGGAAACGCTCAAAGCGAAAATCGCCGAAGCAAAACAGCAAGTCGCCGAATATGACAAGCAGTGGGAACATGGCGTTACCGGAGCTGACGGCAAATCCGGCGAGTGGGTTGACAAAGTCCACAGCTTGCAGGCGGAATATGACAAAGTCCTTGAAAAAATCGAAAAGATTGAAAGTAAAGCCGAAGCGAAGCACCAGACCGACCGTTCCGCTCAGCTTGCCTCGTCCGAAGCGGCTATCGCAGATGCAGAGAAAAAGCTCGGCGGACTCAAAAGTAAAGCCGATATTGCGAAAACAAAGCTCCGGGAAGCTCTGGACGCCAAAGCACCTGCGGGATTTAAAAAGGGCTTGACTGGAGCTACTGCCGGTCTTGATAAATTTGTCAAACGTATAGGCGGTCTTGCAAAGCGAGTTTTCATTTTTACGGTCATAACGAGAGCACTCAGAAAGCTTAAAGAGCTGCTCACCTCTATGACCTCATCGGACAAGCAGATACAGACCTCTCTTGCCAACATAAAAGGTAATCTCTTGACGGCGTTTCAGCCGATATACGAGTTTGCATTGCCTGCGATTAAAGCGTTACTGCACGCGCTCGAACAAGCATCGGCTTTTCTCGCGTCGTTTACTGCCGCGCTTTTCGGCAAATCTGTATCGCAGATGCAGAAAAACGCAAAGGCACTTAATAAGCAAGCAACGGCGACAAGCAAGGTCGGCAAGGCGGCGGAAAAAGCTTCTCGAAGCCTTGCGAGTTTCGACGAGCTGAATCAGCTCAGTGATAACAGCTCAAGCAGTTCAGGCGGCACAGATGCGTCGTCTGCACCCTCATTTGACAACGAGATAGCCGATTTGGACAGCAACATAAAGAGAGTAACATCACAGGCAATGACGCTCGCAGGTGTCGGGTTGGTGCTTGTCGGCATTGCGACTGCCTCGATACCTGCAATTCTTACAGGCGTTGCTCTTATAATGATGGGCGTGACAATGCGAGAGGGCACGGGAACGCTTACAAAACCTAACTGGGTAGACCAAGTTATCACATGGGGCGGAATGATAGTTGGCGTTGCCTTGCTTGTGGCTGGACTTGCTTTAGGCAGTATAAAATTGATTTTGACAGGTATCACGCTCTACGCCACAGCGGCGGCGTATGGCAAGGCGAGCGGAACCTTTGAAGCAATGCCAAGTTGGCTAAAACAAGTAGTGACGTGGGGCTCGATAGCTCTGGGTACAGCGCTACTTGTAATAGGCATAGTAACAGGTAACATTGCGCTGATAGCCGCTGGAATTTTGGCTTTTAAGTTTGGCACAGATGTTGGGCGAGAAAGTGGCGCGTTCTCCGAGCTTCCGAGCTGGCTGCAAACTATAATCAGCTGGGGCAAAAAAGCTATGGGCACAGCGTTGCTTGTGGTCGGACTTATAACTGCGAACCTTTCGTTGATACAAAGCGGCGCGTCAATGCTGGGCATTACGATATCGACGGAAACGGTTTCAGATGCCTTTTCGGCGACATGGAACGCCGTCAGATCACTCGGAACGCGAATTGCCAATTGCGCGTCTGACCTCTGGAATAAAATAACCTCCGGCGCGTCGAGAATGTGGGATTCAATCAAAAACTCAGGTCGTGACAGACTTAACGGTATTATATCGCTCGTTGAGCGGTGTATTAATACCGTTGTCAATAAAGCAAATAGAATCTCGTGGAATATCCCCGAATGGGTGCCCGGAATAGGCGGAAAGAGGTTCGGCTTTAATCTTCCTACGGTCAGTATACCGCGCCTTGCAACAGGTACAGTTGTCCCGAGAAACTACGGCGAATATACGGCAATACTCGGCGATAACAAGCGAGAGCCCGAAGTTGTTTCGCCTTTGTCGACGATGAAACAGGCGGTTCGCGAGGTCATGAATGAACTCGGCGGGGATAACTCACGCCCGATATCAATTTCAATTTATACCACGCTCGACGGAAAGGTCGTCGGGCAATCGGTAATTGAATACCATAACGGCGTTGTCAGAAGAACTGGCAAAACGCCGCTCGCGGGGGTGAGCGTATGAGTATAGCCGTGATGAAAATCAAAAAAACGGGTACATCGACATGGAAAACACTTCCCACGCCGATGGGCTTGAAACCCGGAATAAATATCATCGACAGCAGCAAAAGCGGGCGTGACAACAACAAGGGAACAATGTTCCGCGATATCGTGACGGGAAAGAACAAATACACCGCCACGATGCCGAGCGGATTGAATAACACGCAGTATGCAGAAATCGCGGACATTATCCTTGCCGACAGTTTCGACTGTTGGTTGCCGAACCCGAAAACGGGCACATTCGGCACAAAGACATTCTACTGCTCGACGCTCGAAGCAGATATAGAGCAGATATACAGCGAGACTCTTTGGACTTATAAAGAGGTCAGCTTCAATTTGACCGAGATGTAAGGGGGCACGGGCAGTGTATAAAATAATCAACGCGACAAAACGCGCAGCGGTAAGAACTGCTTATGCCAAGCGAACTCGTCACATAATCAACCGGATAACATTCGGACATTATGTGACGACTCTCGGGATTCGCTCTTTTGTCTCGGATAAGGTCGTCGTAACGGACGGCTTACTGAGCTTGAGCGTGACACAGGTTCTCAACGGCGACGAGGACGCAACGGTCGGAAGTGTGGGTTCAAGCTCCTATTCCGCAACTTTTAATAATCCGTCGCCCACCTATAACTACCGCGACAAGATAGCATTTATCGAAAGTGGTGTGCTTCTGGCGGACGGAACATATTATTATACGCCTTGCGGATATTTTGCGACAGAGAAGCCGGAGACGGACGACGACGGAAAGACCTTGACCGTCACCGGCTATGATGAGATAGACAAAATGGGTGGCAAGTGGACGCCGTCTATCACCGTGACGGACACCACGACACTGAAAGATGTCGTCGAGAATATCGCGAGTATGCACGGCTTGAGCGTGACATATGTCGATACGGCGGCACAGACTGCCTTGAAAAATCATGTTATCGGCGTTGCAACAGCCGCAGAACTGACAGAGCAGAGCGAGCGAGATGTGCTCGGCTACTGCGTCGGATGCGCGGGAATGTCTGCACGAGTAAACACGGTCGGAAAGCTTTATATCTCGTGGTTTTTTAGTCCGGGCAGTACCTATGACTACACCGTGACGGCAGATGTCCAGTGGGAAAACGGCTTTAAAAAGTCCGCAGAGAGCGCGGTCAAAATAGAAGCGGTCACAGCGGGCGAAGATGAAGATGTCTATACGAAAGGCGCAGGAGTTCCACTGTCTTTTGCAAATCCGCTTGTTACCCATGCCGAGATAGACGCGATATATGCACGGTATAACGGGCGTACATGGTATCCGTCAACCTGCACGTGGCGCGGTGACCCGTGTGTAGAGGTCGGAGATATTATCACCGTCAAAGACAAAAACAACAAGTCATATACCGTCTATGTAGCACAGCAGGAGTTAGACCTCTCCGGCGGCTTGCAGTCCACAATCACATCTCCCAATCTCGACACAACGGAGATGTCTTTCGACTCTGTCAGCGCGTCCGTAAAGCTTGAACTCAGCAAGGTTAAAAACTCGATGGAAGCGGCAATAAAAGCCGCCACAGACGCTATAAACGGGGCAAACGGCGGATATTACCGCATTCTCGACCTCGACAAGGACGGAAACCCGGACGGCTGGGAATGTTTCGCGACAGACGGCTTGCGGGGCGTTAAATGCACCTACGGCGGTATAGGCTGCACAACAAACGGCGGCAAGACCTACACCAACGCCATGACCGGAGCGGGCATAAACGCAACAGCTATAACGACGGGTATTATCACAGGCGGCACAAACGGATTTTCTTTTAACCTCGAAACCGGACACATCGAAGCCTCTGATATCAACATCACTGGCGGCGATATAAACCTTGAGGGCGGTAGCCTGTCGATAGAGAGCGATGCATTTAAAACCGACTTGTCGGGCGGATATCTGCAAATGTACTACGCCACAAATATGGCGACGGGTACAAATTACAATTATTTGACTGTTACTGACGCAATGGTGGACAACTACTATTACGCGACATTTGCGTCGCCGTTGCCAAGCATTGATGGGATAAACACAAAAGGCTTTAGATTCAGCGAAAGCGACGAGAACAAAACCGGAATAATACATTGGCAGACCGATTATGCGCTTATCGAAAAGGCAAGAGCGCGGTTTAGACAGTGTGTCGAGGTCAACGAGATAATGACTGTTGACAGTAACGGCGAAAGTATAGGTTTTATATCTCACGCCCCATTCAGGTCAACGGATATAAGTGCGGAAATAGGTGCGACAAACGAAGCAAAAGCGTTTATGCAGCTTGCTAATAACTCAAAAGGCACAATCCCGGCGCGAATCAACATCTACTCAAGCGGTAGCGGCGGAGCGGGCATGAGCCTTGAACTTAAATCCGGTGGCGGGTACACTGGACGACTGTTTGTTGACAACACCGGTTTGTATGCGGAGTTTAACGGCAACGGTATTTACAAAAAACTTGCGTAAGGAGGTAAGTCTAATATGATAAAAACTGAACTCGGAAAAAAACTCGGTACAGCCAGAGAAACGGCAAGGCAGCTTGAACAGGAGACAAAACAGCTGACGAGTCGACTGGAATATGTCCGTACCGAGCTTATCAAACAGCTCGGTAAAATAGAGATGCTCAATGAAATGTTGCAGGAAGAGGAGACGGTAGACGATGCGGACAACCACGATAACGATTGATTATGCTCACCCGCGCGGTTATGAGATAGGTTACCAGGGCGAGAACAATATTGTAAATCTCGTCTTGCCTGTACCTTCGCATATCGAAGGGGCAGACGGTTACAGAGTGTATTTCGAATCCTCAGCCGGAGAATATTTGCAGACCGAGTTATTAACCCCTGTTGACGGATGTGTGACTGTCACATTGACGAGTGATATCATCCCTGCACCGGGGCAGATAGCCGCGCAGCTGGTGGCTTTTGCGGATGGCGATATCATTGGCAAAGCCCCCGTGATTTATGGCACTGCGTTGTATGCGATACCAAGCGGCAGCACAGAGCAAGTGGGCAAATCGATTGAAGCAGAGATAGCCTTAAATTCCGCAGCCCGCCACACCCACGCTAACAAATTCGTCCTCGACCGCCTGTCAGACGCGGACGGAAAATTGCAGTTTGACGGCAAAGAGATATCGGGCGGCGGTGGCGCAGCAACAGCAGCAGATGTCAACTACGAACTGCCCGAAGAAGTCCAAACAGAATTTCCGTGGGCTGAGATTGAAGAAAATACCGTAAAAGCAGGACTTGACACGGCTATATATTACGCGCTTGCAGGTATGTACGCAAAATATATAGGCGTTACCTTGCAGGGCGCAGCAGGCACGGTTGATGTTAGCTTGCAGAATTTTATCAACAACACATATATTCCGGTTGCCAATAAAGCCCATGAACACGATAACAAGAGCATTTTAGATGAGATAACCGCCGAAAAGGTCAATATATGGGACAACAAACAAGCTAAGCCGTCGCAGGTCACAAGTGGCACAACGATAACACTTGCTGACAATACGGAATATCGCTTGACTGATGTTACAACGCTAACCTTGAACTATCCAGTAGGCGACTTCGAGTGCTGGATACGCTTAACCTTTGCGGCAAGCGGCAATGTCACGGTTACTCTGCCGTCAGGCACAAGGTACATCGGCACTGCGCCGGATTTTAAAAACGGCGAAACATGGGAGCTGAGCTTCAAAGACAAAATTTTGGCGGCGCAGAAGGTCGGTGAGGGCATTTGAACAGGCGCAGATTTATATGGCAAGAGGCGCAAGCGCAGAGCGGACTGCCGGATGGCTATACCGCATTGGAATATATCCAATCGTCGGGCACTCAGTACATCGACACCGGGCGCAAGTTGACGCAGGATTCTGATATCACCATAGATTTCAGCATAGTCGGTGAAATATACAGGGACGCGGGCATATTCGGGTCACGCCAGAGTGCGTTGAAAAATAATCTTACGCTGTTTCAAAACAAGAACCCGATTGTTTTCTCCGGCGACTTTTCCGAGTATCAAAAGCACCGTTTTACGGCGGCTTCATCATTGGAACGAACAAAAATCCAAATAAACAAAGCCGGCGTGTGGGTCAATGATATTTTAAAAAAATCTTGGAGCGATGTCGCCGACTTCGAGACGCCGACAAACGGACTGATATTTGACGTCGGCAACAACAACTGGTCGGGCAATAAGGCTGTTATGCGGTTATATAGCTACACCGACGGCGATGCACAGCGGCTTGCCCCGTGTCTCGATGCAAACGGTGTGCCGTGCCTTTATGACCTTATAGGCAAAACGGCGCTCTATAATCAGGGCGCGGGCAGCTTCACATGGGGGTGAAAATATGATATACGGAAAACTGGTCGGCGGTGCTCTGCACGGTGCGCCGAGACCGATAAGAACAGAAAATGGCGATGTTTTTACCAACGATCCCGCATTGCTTTTGCAGTACGGATACAAGCCGATAATCACGGCGGATTATCCGTCCGACGACGGGTATTACACCGAGTCGTGGACGGAGACGGAATCCGAGATAAAGCAGATTTGGACGGCCGCCGAGCCGCCCGAAGATATATCGGCGGACGAGGCGCTGGATATTATCACAGGGGGTGCGGATATATGACACGGACGCAGGCAAAACGCTTTCGCGAGATGATAACAAAAGCCGCCGCGAAGCTGACAAACGCCGAAGCTCTGACAAGTATCAGCCTATTTGAACCGTGGAGCGACGAAAAAGACTATTCTATCGGCGACAGGGTGCGCGACGGCGGTAAGCTCTATCGTTGCTACAATGCGATATCCGCCAGTCCCACATGGCTACCGAGCGCAACTCCCGCACACTGGGAGCGTGTGACGGTCGACGAGGACGGCACAATTGATAATCCTATTACAGCGGCGGCTGGCATGAGGTATTTTAAAGATAAATACTATCTCGACGGCGGCAAAATTTACAGATGCACAAGAGACGACAGCAACGGTCAAGGTACGATTTTACAGTATCTTCCGTCGCAGCTTGTGGGCATTTACTTCGAGGAGGTGACGGGATGAGTGTGTGGGAAGTTTTTTTAGCCGCAATAGGTGCATG